CGGCGGGACAAGCCAGAATGGCGGTACGCAAATCGTTATCAACGCCATGGATGCCAAGTCCGTACACGACCTGCTGATGAAGCAAGGGCCGGCTGTAGTTAAAGCGGCGCGGCGCCAAGCCCGCAGCTTCGACCCGAACGCACAACCGCGGGGGTAAGTTGAATGTCGAGCGCAGTCTTTCCGACGCTGCCGGGTCTTGCGTACAGCGTGTTCCGTACGCCCATCTGGTCGACGTTGATCCAGACCGCCGTCAGCGGAAAAGAGCAGCGTTGTGATCTGTGGTCGTATCCTCGTTGGTCGTGGTCCCTTTCATTCTCGGTCCTGAGGTCTGACATTACCTTTGCGGAATGGCAGACTTTCGTAGGGTTCTTCAATCTGCGGCAAGGGATGTTCGATCCATTCCTATATAAAGATGTTGACGACAATTCTGTCAGCAATCAGAACATCGGGGTCGGCAACGGAAGCAACAAGGTCTTCCAATTGGTGCGTACCTTGGGCGGGTTCGTAGAGCCGATCCCGGCGCCCAACATCATCTCTGATATCCAGGTGGATGGGTCTACCATCGGGGGTGCCTATACCGTCGATCCCGCCACGGGCCTTGTGACGCTGACGTCGGCGCCGGGAAACGGGCTGCTCGTTACGGCCAGCTTCTCATACTACTGGCGCTGTCGATTTGCCCAAGACAACAGCGGCTCCGGTAGCGGTAACTTTACGGGTGATGCCATGACTCTGGAAAAGTTCATGAACCAGTTGTGGACTACGGGCGTCAGCTTTATCTCGGTGAAGTAAAAATGAAGGTCTCGACCCCTCAGCTTCGCGCGCTGCTGTTCTCAGGCCAATTCGCCATGGCCGAGCTTTATACGTTTACTGTCATCGATGGCACAGCCTATCGCTACACCTCTTGGGACCAGGATCTCACGGTGGGCGGCTTTACGTATGCCGCCGACGATGTGCTGATCAACCGAGATCAGATCAGTTGGAAGACCGGGCTTCAGGTAGGCCAGCTGCAGCTTACGGCCTACCCCGGCGATGCAAGCGAGCTTGAGGGCTTGCCGTTCCTGTCGGCGGTTCGCTACGGGCTGCTCGACGGCGCTACTTTTACGTGCTATCGGCTCTTCATGCCGACAGCCGGCGATACTTCGGTAGCCCCCGTCTTTATTTTCCAAGGACGGGTTGGCGAAGCCGTGGCCGGGCGCACCTCTGTCGAGATCACCGTCTATGACTTTATTGAGGTCCTGAACATTGACATGCCGCGCCATCAATGGCAGCCGTCATGCGTCTGGACTGTATACGATACCGGCTGTTCTCTGAACCGGAATAGCTTCAAGGTAACAACATCCGTCACCGGCTCGCCCACGCAATCGCAAATCGGCTTCAGCAGTGGCCAAGCGAACGGCTACTTCCAAGATGGGACATGCAAGTTTACCACAGGCGACAATGCCGGCTTGACGCGCACGATCGGCACAAACACCAGCGGCAACCTCATGCTCGTCTCGCCCTTTCCTTTCGTGCCTACACCCGGCGACATGATGGAATTGTTGCCGGGCTGCAATCGTACGCAGACGCGGTGCGTCAGTCCTTTCAACAACCTCGTCAATTACCGCGGATATGACTATGTCCCGGTTGTGGAGACCGCGCTATGATGGACGAGAAAGAGAAGCGCGAACGCGAGGCGGTGGTGGCCGAGGCTAAGTCATGGTTGCGTACGCCCTACCATCCCATGGGCAAGATCAAGGGCGTGGGCGTCGACTGCGGGCAATTCCTCATCGCGGTCTTTGAAAATGTCGGGCTCATCCCGCCGACCGACACCGGCTTCTATGTGCCGGACTGGCACTTCCACCGCGATGACGAACGCTATCTCGGGTTCGTCGAGAAGTTCGCCGCGCCCTTTCCCGGGCCGCCCTTGCCGGGCGACATCATCCTCTACAAGTTTGGCCGCGTGGTCAGCCACGGCGCTATCGTCATCGAATGGCCAGTCATCATCCACGCCTTGCGGAAGAAGTTCGGGCCTGGACAGGTGCGCCTCGACGAGGGCGAGAACAACGACTACTTGACCCAGCGCCAGCGCAAGGTCGATGGCGCCAAGATATACTACAGCGTATGGCATAAGCGAGGATAGCAACTCATGGGCTTTCTGCTAGGCGGCCTTACGGCCTCGAAGCCTCAGGCTAAGACCAAGCCCGCCTACACAGGGCTCCAGACGCAGACCTCATCCTATGGTGGGGTTGTGGTGCTGGTGTTCGGGGCGACGCGGGTCGCGCCGAATATCATTTGGTATGGCGACTTCCTCGCCATCCCGCACACCACCAAAACGAAATCCGGCGGCAAGGGCGGCGGGTCCGCCAACACGGCTACTACGACTTACACTTATCAGACCGCCGTCGCTCTCGGCTTGTGCCAAGGCATATGCACCAAGATCGGCACGGTGTGGAAAGCCAAGGCGCAGACTACGTTGGCGGCTGAGGGGTTCACATTCTTCAACGGCGCCTATGGGCAAGCCGCTTGGAGCTATCTTGTTACCAATCATCCGACGCAAGCTATCCGCTATTCCGGCACGTGCTACATCGCGGCTGACGCCCTCGATCTGGCGGACTCGGCTGATCTGCCGAACTACACCTTTGAGATATTCGGCCTTGCGCAGAACGGCATTTCCAGCGGGCCGGATGCGCTGCCACGCGACATCGTCACATTGTTGACGACAAACGCTTATTGGGGCGCTGGCCTGCCTTCGGCCTTGCTCGATGCTTCCATGACCCAGTTTAATAACTGGTGCAAAGCGACGGGCATGGTAATGTCGCCGGCCTATTCCGAGGCGAAGCCGTGCGCCGAGCATATTCAAGATATCCTTACATTGACTTCAAGCGCTTGGGTTTGGTATGGCGGCATCTACACCATCATCCCCTATGCCGAAGTCGCGGTCTCGGGAAACGGTACGACATTCACGCCGGCGCTGACCCCTGAATACGATTTGACCGATGACGATTTCTTGACCGATCCGGGCAACGATCCGATCAAGTTGAAGCGCAAGCGCCCTTCGGATGCCTACAATTCGGTCAAGCTGGAATATCTGCTCCGGTCGAACCAATACAACTCAGAGGTGGTCGAAACCAAGAACCAGGCGGCGATCGATCAATATGGCTTGCGGCCGATGTCGACGACGCAGGCGCACCAATTCTGCCTTACGCAAGCGGCGCTGCAGTCGGCGCACTATATGCTGCTGCGCGAGAGCTATCTTAATACTTACGAGTTCAGTGTTGGGTGGAAGTTCATTCTTCTCGACCCCATGGATATCATCACGATTACTGACACCAAAATGGGCATCATTCGGCAGCCCGTCCGCATCCTTGAGATTACCGAGGATGATCAAGGGCGCCTTGCCATGGTTGTCGAGGAATTGCTGACCAACCAGGCGACGGGCGCCGTCTTCGCAGAGCCGCAGGGCACACGCTATTCGGTCGACTACAATGTTGCGCCGGGGCCGATCAATATCCCGATCATGTTCGAGCCGCCGCTGGCCTTGCTCAGCACAGGCGTACAGCTGGAAATCTGGTGCGGCGTCAGCGGCGTCAATCCCAACACGTGGGGCGGCTGCAATGTCTGGGTGTCGTACGATGGCGACACCTATCAGGAAATCCAGGACCGGGTTGTCGGCTCCAGCAATATGGGCGTGACGACTGCTACGCTGGCGTCCTTTACGAGAGCGGCAGTGGGTAATACTTTGGACACCATTCACACCCTGGCTGTCGATGTAACTAAGGGCAATGGCACGCTTCTTTCGGGCACGGCGCAGGATGCGCAGAACCTTGCGACGCTGTGCTATGTCGGCGGCGAATTGATCGCCTACCAGACGGCAACGCTGACCGGCTCGCACAAGTACAATCTGACTTACCTCATTCGAGGCGCTTATTCGTCGACCATCGCCAGCCATGCCGCCGGCACGAACTTCATGCGGCTGGACCAAAGCATCATCCGCGTACCGGTCAACACCGAGAATATCGGCCGACAAATCTATCTGAAATTCCAGGGCTTCAATATCTACGGCGGTGCGATCGAGGATCTGGCCGATGTGCCGGCCTACACCTATACGCCTACGGGCGCGGCGTTGGCCTCGGCCTTGGCGAACCCTACGAATGTCACTACAGCCTTCGTCGCGAACATCCTGCAGATTACGTGGGACCCGATCGTCGATCTCCGATCGCCGATTGACTATGAAGTCCGCAAGGGCGCTACCTTTGCGAATTCTCAGGTCCTCGGGCGAACAGACTCGACGCATGGCTTCCCGGCGCACGGCGATGGGACCTACTGGATTTCCGCGCACTATCGCGCGCCCACGGGCCTCGACATCTATTCGTTCAATCCGCCGAGCATCGATATTGTCGGCGCTGACATTACGCAGAACATCATCGCCTCATGGGATGAGGGCGCTACAGGGTGGTCCGGCACGCTTACCAGCATGGTCAAGGATGGGCTTACTATCGAGCTTCAAGGCGCGGGCGATCTCTTGTCGTCTTCGGATTGGTTGGCCGAGACTGATCTGCTTTTCGGCGGCGTAGTATCAAGCGGGTATTACGAGGCGCCGGCAGGCCATATCATTACGCTGGCTGCGGTGAACACCTGTCCGATCCTCATGGCTTGGGAAGTCTTCGGCGTATCGCTGTCCTCGGACTTCCTCGACATCGCCGACTTCCTTGGCAATCCTGATTTCCTCGGGGCGCAATTCAATGCTGAAGTATCCGTACAGCCTCAGGTCTCTTTGAGCCAGGATGGTGTGACGTACGCCGCCTGGATCAATTGGAACCCCGGCAGCTATACGTTCCTTACAGTCAAGGCTCGGATATTGGTCAGCACATTGAACCCGGCGGTGAATGCTATCGTTGGCAGCTGGCAATGGGGCGTCGATGTGCCGGACCTGATTCAAAGCGCGTTCGGTGTGCCCATCCTCGCCGCGGGCTCGACGATCACGTTCCCTAAGAAGTACAATCTGGCTACGCCGGCAGTGTCTGTAACTATTCTCGATCGACAGACCGGCGACGTAGATGTGCTGACCGAAGCCAACATCAACGCTTCAGGCTTTACATTCCAGGTGCTGAACGGCGGCGTAGGCGTAGCTCGGCACATCAATTGGATCTCACGCGGGTTCAGTGTTGCTTTTGCATTGCTGTCTGTGCTATCTATGTGGGCATGACAAGCGGCATCTATAAAGTAACAAATGCGGCCAATGGCAAGTACTATATTGGGTCTTCAAGTGACATAGAAGCTCGGTGGGAAGACCACTTGTTTCACCTGCGACGCGGTACGCATACAAACCCCCACCTACAAGATGATTGGCGGCGCTTGGGTGGCGCTTCGTTTTTCTTATCGGTTGTTCGTATAGTGCGAAAAGACAAAGCTGCGCTAATCAAGGCGGAGCTTCGTGCTCTGTCCCAACTGTACCCGTTCGATCCTGATGTGGTCTACAACATTAAGCTTATATCGGGCAGTAGTCTTGGATCGAAACGAACACTTGCCCAGCGAGCAGCGATGTCCCTTGCGGCGCAGCCACAAGCTGAACGGCAGCGAGGTATGTCGTTCGGTAAGAAATGGCGGCCAGGGGAAATGTCTAAGGAGCATCGTGCCAAGATTGGCAGGGCAAGCCGCCGGCGTTGGGCTGACCATAACTATCGAGAAGAGGTTTCAGCTAGAATATCAGCCGGCCTTAAAGGCCACCAAGTCTCTAATGAGACGCGGGCGAAAATGGCAGCAGCCAAACGAGGTCGAAAGTTGTCAGACGATACTCGTGCCAAAATGCGAGAAGCCCAACGACAGCGCCGAGCGCGTGAAGGCTGGTGAAACGCGTATGGTTGAAAGGATAACCATACGAAGGAAACGAAGAATGACCGAAGCGCTGATTTCACCAATCGCTGTAACGCCTGTTCGCGAAGGCGTTCTCGCCTACTTACGAACTGATGTCTATGTCGGGCGCTGCCTGGAGCTTTACGGCGAGCACTCGCCCGGCGAAGTTCGTCTTTTTCACGCATTGCTGAACAAAGGCGACGCGGTGGTTGAGGCCGGCGCCCATGTGGGCGATCATACCTTGGCTCTGGCCAAGATCGTCGGCTCCGAAGGAAAGGTCGTCGCGTTCGAGCCTCAAGAGGCTCTTGCGGGCCTGCTGCTGACAAACCTCGCTATCAACAACGTCAGCGGGTGGACTTATGTAGCGCCCATCGCCCTTGGCGATGAAGCGGCCAAGGATGATGTCTTCTGCCCCGATACCAATTACCTCGCGCCGGGCAATTTCGGCGGCATCAGCCTCAACGCCGTCAAGCACGGCAAGATCGTCACGCTCCAGTCTTTGGATAGCTTCGAACTCCCAAAGCTGGATTTTCTCAAGATCGATGTCGAGGGTATGGAGCTTGCCTTGCTCCGAGGCGCGGTCAACACCATTGGCATGCACCGCCCGGTAATCTATGCCGAGAATGACCGGCCCGAGAAGTCGGCCGACCTCATTCGCTGGCTCATGGAAGCCGACTATCGGCTGTGGTGGCATTTGCCGCGGATGATCGATCGCGACAACTACAAGGGCAAGGCCTCGATCATCTACCCGAACATGGTCTCGATCAACATGCTAGCGTTGCCGTCGAAATTCCATCTGTCCTACTTCGATATCGAAGAACGTGATGGCAATCGGATGTGGCCAGTGGCCCAGATCGACGATCGGCCCGATGCAGAATACGACCGACGCCTAAAAACAGGAGTGATCAAGGATGCGTAACATGATCAAGCACAGCATGTCGTGGGCGGCGGCGGCGCTGTGTATGCTGTCCGCCCTCTACGTCGGAATGCACCAGCCGACCACCATGTCGGCGCCCGCCTCGCAGAACGCTACCGCGCTGCCGACCAGTAGTACCTATTCCGGTCTCCAGGCGGCAATCATCATCAACGGCGCGCTCGATACGTTGCTGTCGCAATCCTCGGGCGCCTCAGCACCGCCCACGCCTACCACATGGCAGACGTGGGCCGATACGACCAACAACCTGCTCAAGATCTGGAACGGCTCGGCTTGGCTGACGATGGGCAGCTTTGCCAGCAACCAGTGGGTAGGCTTTACCGGCGGAGTCAAGGACTCGGCGCCGACTACGACCGGGTCGGCGAACGCCTATGTCCTCACCTATTCGCCGGCAACCACGGCCTACGTCTCGGGCATCGCCTATACCTGGACGGCCAGCTTCAGCAATACCGGCGCGGCTACCATCAACATCGATGGGCATGGCGCCGTCGCCATTACCAAGCGCGGGACAAGCGCTGTCGCTAATGGCGATATTCTTACCGGGCAGGTGGTGTCGTGCGTCTATGACGGCACGGAATGCCAGATGTCCTCGCCGACAGCGGCGGTGGGCTTTACCGGCCCCGGCTCATCGACCGACAATTCGCTGGTGCTCTGGAATGGTACGAGCGGCAGTGCGGTTAAGGATGGGCCAGCCCTTGGCTCTTCTGGGCAGGTGATGACCAGCAATGGCGGTAGCTCCGCGCCATCGTTTCAGAACCTGCCGGCGACGATCTCGGCCGCGACGCAGGCGCAGCAGGAAGCGGCAACGGCGACTACTGTCTATGACTCACCGGGCCGGCAGCAATTCCATCCCTCGGCGGCGAAGGCGTGGGCTTATGTCAATTCCGCGGGCACGATCGTCACCAGCTACAATACAAGCGGCAGCACGCATCCCGGCACAGGGCAATACACTGTGTCGTGGAACACTGACTTTTCATCGGCCAATTACGCATGTGCCGCGATGATGACGGGTATCGCCACGAATGGCACAGTCAGCATCGCGAGCCAAGCGGCTGGCTCGGTGACGGTTAATGTCCGTTCGGGAAGCTCGCCGAGCCAATCAGATACCGCTTTTGAAATCATTTGCTTCGGCGACCAGTAGGAGTCACCAATGCCCACTTATGCTGACCTTCCTACGACACCGCCGCTTCCGGGGCTGGCTGGCGTCGGCGATATGAACAACAACTTTAACGCCCTTATCGCCGCCCTGTATCCATCGTCGTTGACCATCAACGACGACTTCTCGGTCTGGCAGAACAGCCAAGCGTTGGGCTCGACGGCGGTCGCCGATGATATCTATACCAGCTGCGACGGCTTCTATGTGCTAACGCAGACCGCCAGCGTCAACGTTAGCCAGCTTACGTTTCCCGAGAATGGCTACCCCTTCGCCTTGCGGGTAACGCAGAACCAGGCTTCCGCCCAACGCTTCGGCTTGGCGCAGATTATCGAAGCGGCGGACTCGCAACGCTACCGCGGCGGTAATATCGCCGGCCAAGCCCGCATCCGCTGTTCATCCTCGCAGGCGATCCGCTATGCCCTATGCGAGTGGGTCGGCACGGCCGATGCGGTGACCAGCGACATCGTCGCCTCATGGACCAGCGGCACCTATACGCCGGGCAACTTCTTTCTCGCGTCCAACCTGAATGTGCTGGTGGTGGGTGCTGTTACGCCGACAGCCAATGTGTGGACCGATCTGGCCGCCGTCACCGCGGCTTGCGGCAATTCGGCGAACAACTTGATCCTGTTTGTATGGACAGAAGGAACCGCCGCGCAAAACGTCACTCTCGACTTCAACAGGTTCCTCATACAGCCCGGCGCCTCGATCTTCAAGCCGGCGCGGCTGCCCTATGCTGTCAATCTGGAGCGGTGCCAACGGTTCCTTCCGGTGTTCGACGCAGCCCTTGGGGCTAGCTCGCCGGTAGGAGCGGGGTTTCTGGTTAGCGGCACCACGGCTCGAATTACCTACAGGTACCCGAAACGCACACTCAAGGCGCCGACTGGTGTTACCGTACTGAACGCCGCCAATTTCGTCGTCGAGAATTTGGCGACCAGCACCGCTGCATCGGGGGTCGGGCTTGTCAGCGCCGGCACCGATGCTTGTGAGTTTAACTTTACTGTAACCGGCTTGACCGCCGGGCAGGGGATTGTTGGTCGAGCCGGCAATGTTAATTGTCTGTTCCTGCTAACTGGTAGCCAGCTGTAACGCGATGGCCGTATGGCTTGGTGGAAGGGAGAAACAGGCTATGGCAATCAAAATTCCGGACATCGCTATCATCAATCGCAGCTCGGTCGTCAGCGATCAGGATGTCGCCGCCGCTACCAACGCAGTCCAGAAACAGATCAACGACAACTTTGCGCCGGTGTGGAACCAGATTGCTTTGCTTGTCGTGATGACCAAGTTCGATGCCATTCCGCCGGGCTTCTGGACCATGATCATTGCGGACGATACCGATCAGGCGAACGCCCTCGGCTATCATCTGCAGGATACGACGCCTGCAGGTTTCGTGTTCGCCAAGACCGACGCTTCCTATGGTCTTTCATGGACTGTGACATACAGCCACGAAATCCTTGAGATGCTGGCCGATCCTTGGGTGGCTGCTACCGCTCTCAAGATGGACCCGGTTACGAAACAGCCGCTTGCCCTGATCTCTTGGGAGGTGTGCGATCCGGTAGAGGCGGATGATCTCGGCTACGCCATCGACGGCATTCGGCTTAGCGATTTTGTCTATCCGGCATACTTTCAGGATTGGAACACCTACAGCGCCTACGACAAGATGGGGCACATAGCTGCCCCGTTCGAAGTGGCTCGGGGCGGCTATGTGTCGGGGTTCGTTCCCGGCCAAGGCTGGGTGTCCCAGCAAACCGCACATCAGAGTACCCGACTGGCGAGAAGGGGGCCGTACAGTCGGACATCCCGCCGGCCTCAGGCCTTGGCCGAAAGCTTGCGGAATCATCAGCCCCTCAAATCACGACCACTCTGAAAAGGAAACAGAAGCCTATGCGCTACATCAACCAGTTGGCGGCTGTCGCGGTCCTCGCGCTGTCGCTGATGGGGTGCGCCAACAGCGGCGTTACCACTACTTCATCCCAGACTTCCACCCAGCAACTCTACCAATCCTTCGTGGCAACGCCGGTGGCGGCTTCGATCTTGGCGCAGACCGGCGCTTCGCTCGAAACCGCATGCGTGATCAAGCCGAGCAGCCAGCTTCGAACCGACGTCAATACGGCGCTGCTCTCGATCTCGGCGGCGCTCACCGCCGGCAACAAGGTGATTCAGGATGCCGCCGCCGCGTCGCCGCCTGCCGATCCATCCGCGGCATCGGTTGGCCTCAATTCCGCCGAAGCGGTTCTTTCGACGCTGCAATCGCAGCTGGCGGTCCTCAAGGTATCCCCAGCGGCCGCGTCCCGAGCCTTGGCGGCAACGCACAGCAAGGGCGCGTCCATCGCTACGCTGGCGCCGGTCATCATCAACTTGGTGATCCAGAACCTGCCGCTGATCATCAGCAGCGTCAGTTCGTTGGCGCCCATCGTCGAGGGGTGGATCGATTCCCTGAGAGGCGGTACGGCGACGACGGCGCCTCTGACAGCGGCCGATGTACAGCACGCCATCGATTCCTTGAACGGCAGCCTCGCCTCTTGGCAGAATGCCGGCTCGACGGTGTGCCAATGAGCGCGGCCGGCATCGTCATCGATTGGTCGCCGCTGGTCACCGCCGGGCTGCAGGCGCTGGCGGGGCTTGTCCTGGCTCTCGGCGGGGTGGCCATTACCCGCCTGATGGCGAAGCTCAAGATGGACAAGGATGACAAGGTCCGCGGCTATCTCGACACCGCGCTGAACAACGCGGTCAACTATGGGCTGGAGCAATCCAAGGTTCTGGTGACGGGGGATCATCTCGATACCACGATCAAGAACCAGGTCGTGGGCAATGCCATCGCCTACGTACTTCAGCACGTGCCGGATGCCGTCGACAAGTTTGCCGGCGGCAACCCCGAGGCTTATGTCCAGCAGCGGGTGGAATCCATCCTCGGGGCCAGAACGAACGATGTGGCCACCCAGGTAGCGGTGGCCACGGCCTCGGCACCAACCACCGTGGTCGAGGCGCCGAAGCCGAAGCCGCCCGAGCCCGAGGGTCGATGACCGTCTGGGATTTCATCGGCCCTATCATCAAAGCGGTCCTTGCCTTGCTCATGGGCAAGGACCGCCAGACGGGGCGCGATGAGCAGCGGGCCGCTGACGATGCGGCCGCTGCCAAGGTCGTGGAGAAACAGCGCGATGAAGCGAACAAGCCTGCTCCTACTGCTGACGATCTTCTGCAGCGGATGCGTGACGGGGAATTCTAGTCTCAAGCCGGCGGTGGGCACACCCGGCACATCGGTGACGATCTGCCCGCAATGGCCGGTCGCCGGCCCGGCCGTTGCCGGCGAATTGGCCGCAGCTTGCCCGCCGGCTGCAGGCGCCTGTCCGAAGACCTATGCGTGGCTCGGGCGCCTGGACGTGCTTCGGCGACAGCTGGCCGATTGCCGCCCAGCATCGGGCGCCCATCCTTAGCTGATTTCCCGTCGACTGGTGCCCGCTGACAAGCGAACAGGCCCCACCCGCTAGGATGGGGCCTGTCAGGGCCGAGGCCTCTAGAAACGCGTCCTAGGGGTTCCGGCGAGTCCGCTTCGCTGGCTTGGCGGCTTCGTCGGCCTTGGCCTGCGCGACCACCCTGCCCTTGCGCTTTCCCGCCCCCGGCTTCGCCGCCGGGGGCTGTTCCTGTCCCTGGCCCGCGGCCGCGCGAGCGTCCCGGGCGGCTTGCCGGCGCTCCCGATCCTCGACCAGCCGCCAGGGCCGGCCGCCGACTTCCCAGCGGGCCGCATCGCCCACCGTCGGCCAACGCATGCCGATTGTGCCGGTCTTGGCGTGACGCATGGCGTAGGGGGCTCCGGGATTGTGGCCGAGGGCCAGCAAGGCGCGGGCGCCATCGAAAAACGGGTTGCCGAAATCGCCGAGGTGCTTGCCGCCAAAGCCGACCCGCCACTTGATGCAGCCCGGCTGGATCTCCTCGACATCGACGATGGCCGGCACAGGGGCCGGGGTGGCGGCGGTAGCGATGGCTTTACGCATGGGAATTTCCCTCCTCCAAAATTGGAGTCGTGATTATGCCCCTCTATCACGACTCATGCAAGACCGCCGTGCATACGCCGGATGAAGCTTTCGACCGCGCTGGCCATGTCGTCCGGCTCCTCCAGAATCTCGATCACTTTGATCGGCACGCCGAGGAACGATGTCGGCCGCCGGGCCGCCCTAAGCTCCTCGTCGAGAACGAGGTCGCCACATTCTTCAGCCAAGGCCCGAACCTGGTCGGCCGAGAGACCGATACAGGCGAGCGGCTGGCCGGCGGCCTCGGCCTTGGTGATCAATTCGGTCAGATGGGCTCGCATGGTCAGTGCTCCAGAAAGACGATCGGCTTGCTGGCCGTCCAGCAAAGCCCGCAAGCGCCGCATGTGCGCACGCGCTCTAACTGTTCAGGACATACGATAACCTTGGCGGGGTCCAGCCCCGCAACGCTGGATACGACTTTCGTTGAGAATGCGCCGGCGCCGCCCGAGAAGCGTATCCAGCACCGATCGCCGAAACTGCCGTTCAGAATGGTGTGGATGGCGCCCCCAATCTGCGTCTCGGGCGACCAGGCGGTAAACCCGAACACCCGCAGGCGAGAGTGCGCCTTCATCATCTGGTGCCAGAACCGTACGTAATCGACCGAGTAGAAATCGCCGAGGATGTGCAGGCGGACCACAATGCCCTGCGGGTGCTTCCGGCTGAGGCGCCATAGATCGCGGGCGACGGCTTGCTCCAACGCCTCGCCGGGGTTGTAGCGCACGGCGAAGGACATGTTGTTGCCGTAACAATTCCTCCACTGAAGGCATGTCCTCGGGCAGGTAGCGCGCTCTTCAAGCGTAAGGCTGAATATCGGCATGCCGCGCCATCGGCCTTTGGTGACCATCCCGCCGAGCTTGATGTTGTTCGAGCCCTTCATCAGGACCGGAGCGGCAGCATCTCGTACCTTTTCGGCATGCATGGTACGACCAGCCTTGAGGGTGGCGGAATTGATCACGTGCTTGCGCCGATGCTGGTAACTCCACCGCCGTTCCGGGTTGACCAACTCCATCTTGGCCCACTCGGCGGCAAAGATGCCGAGCGTTGTTACGATACCTGAGGGCCAATCGTGCCGAGCACGAGAGATATAGCCGCGGGCCTCAAGCGCCTGGAGGTCTCGAACGAACTTGCCACGAGCCTTGATCCGGCCGGAAGCGGCAAGCTCGCTCGTCGATGGCAGGCGCTGCCGCGCTTGGAAGAAATCGTAGATGGTGGCGAGAAGCGCCACCCGAGTATAGGTCATTGCGGGCGAGCGAAGCTTTCGCTTTGAAGGCGCCCGCACCATCAGCCGACCAAGCTGGAGAGGCGGATTTTCTCCCACTTCGGTTCTTTGCGCTCAAGCGCCTCTAGGCGTTTCGCCTGCGCCTTGGTAAGCTTAATGCCGAGGCTGTCGGCCAACGTCTCAAATTGGTGGGCCTCCTCGACTTGCTGGCGGATCTTCCGCCATTCGTCGATCGGCCCCATGAATTTTTTGAAATCGTCTGCCGTGATCAGCCGGAAGGAGACTGCCGCCGACAGCGCATTGCCTACCCATGACGCATGTCGAGCGACCCCCATCTGGTCGTATGCTTTCATTCGGTACTGGCGATATCTGCTCTTTTCCAAATTGCTGACGGCGATGGTGTTGTTCTCCAGCAGGCCATAAATGTTGTAATCCTCACGGCGAACAAGGCTTGTTTTGACCACGTTGTTGCGCGGCCAAGGAATGAACGACAGCGCTGCGATGGAGGCGATTGGCGTGATAATGCGAGTGGTGAGTGGCTTTTTTGACGACATGGTCAGAGTCCTTTCCGAATCCGCTCTAGGCGTGCAAAAGCATACTCGCCGAGATACAGCAGCAGGACGAACACTGCCCAAATCGACAGTACGATTAAGACGCTGTTGGCGGCCATGCCGAGCAGAATTGATACTATAGTCACCCACCGCATGGCCTTCCGCAAGGCGATTTCTTCGATGGTTTCCATCCCTACACCCCTTCGTTTTCCAGGCCCCGGTCGATGGCTAGCCATTCGGGCAATTCCAACTCGCCCCACTGGCCGTCCTTGTGTTCGTACTCGGCTTGCGATTTCGGGATGAAGATGTCCTTTCCAGCTTTGGGGTGCATGAACCACCAACCCTTCTCGGTCTCGCCGCGCAAGCGCACCCGCACCTTGAGAAGGTCGCTGCGGCCGGTAGAGCGGGTCATCTAGGGCACCCTCTCGAACATGACGCCATTCCAAATGCCTTCGATTTCGGCAAAGGTGATGGTGTGCTGCCATCGGCTCACGTCGACGCTGACGACCGTATAGATGACCCCCGGCACGAAGCCGCTCGCCTCGGCCGCTACGCGCTCATTCAGGTAACCGTTCCGCCCGAGGTACATCATTCTGTCGCCCTTCCAAGGAAAGCCGGGCATCCGGCTTGCCTCTCCTTCAAGGACGAGGGTGTAGCGCGAATTCTGAGTCTCGATCTCGCGCGTGGCCTGCTGGCCTTCGCCGACAATGTCGGCGATCGTAACCACCTTGCTGGTGCTCGCGAATCCACGGATGAGCGGATGATCGAGGAATGTGCCGAAGCACCGCTCGCCGAGGCGCACATCATCCGTGAGTGTCTTGCGGAGTACTCGCCCGCCATGCGGCTTGGACATTTTCGTTATTCCTTCCAAATTGGGTGGATGTAGCTGGTCTTCATCCGCAAGGGATGATGGGGGTGGCCGCTGGCGGTAAGCGCGAGGACGCGGATCGAGCGATGGCACTCTCGGGCGAGCTTGAGGAACGCCGTGGCTTGGCCCAGCTTGTCACCTTGCGTACCCCATGCCGCAATCTGGTAAGAGTGGCGGACGAGACTGCTCTTCAGAAAGCGTTTGTTCTGTGGGCCGATGACATCACGAGCTAGCTTGAACAACTCATCCGGCGAGGGCGTCCGATAGGCGTGCAGGTTCGTAACGTAGATGCTGCCGAACCCTTCATGGCGGGCGATCTTGATCAATTGCCGGATGGTGGGGTCGTCATTCCGACCATCAGCGCGCGAGGGGTTCAGCATGGTAACGGCCATGCAATGCCGACATACATCCCAAACCCGCCACAGCGAATACCGGTACGGCCCATCGATATAGGCCCCGGCCGTAATGCCATCATCCCGACGAACGGTCTGCAGTCTGGTCATGATCTCACCGTACGACGTCCTTGGTTGCTTGATCGTTCGTGGCGATTACTTTTGTTCTTGGCATCGGTCAGCCATCGGAGGTTCTGGCGCCGGCAATCAAATGACCGGCCGTTGATGTGATCGCCGACAAGGCGCTCGCCATTTTCCGGCCGAGGCCCCATGCGCTTGAGGACTTCCAGGTGCAGCAAGATCCAGGGCCGCCAAGGCCGCGGGCCGCGCCGCGCGGCATAGTAGACACCGCGCTGGCCTCCTACTGGGCACCAGATGTGCCGGCATACCCATGGCCAGTCCTCGCGGGCTACCAGGACATAGAGCGATTCATTACGCTCATGCAAAAAGACGTAGGCATAGGGTAGAGGCTGCGCCCAAGTATCGGGGTGCCACTCGTCCCAACTATCCTTGTCGTTTTGTCCTGTCGCCAGCAAGCCGAGCCTGTAGTGCTGTTATCACAGCGACGTGGTGCATTTTGCTGCGCACCTGCCCGCGATCCCGCACAGAGCGGGCCGCATCGAGATATCGCTGGCGGCAGTCTTCCAGCGCGGACACGATGAGGTTCCGATCCGCGCTGGAAAGATTGTACCACCCATGCCTCGGGGCTACAGCTCCTGGCACGACACGCCCATCGCCTTGAGCGTGTCTTTGACCACGTCCAGCTTGGGGCCGGGTTTGACGATCAGGATTTTGTCGCGATTTTCCTTCCGGCGCATGCCTTCGATGCACCAGCGCATCCATTCCGGCATCAGCCCATCGTTCAGCCACCGCCGGCTCATGCCGTGCGAAAGGCCCAGCGCCAAATCGACTTGATTGGCGCTGGTCGCGTAATCGTCGAGGTAACGCTGCAGCGGATCGGACGACACGCGCTTGCTGTTCCGCCTCTTGCGCGCCTTGGTGTATCCGGCCTCGGTGGTGGGCTCTTTCAACTGCAAATCACTCATTTGATGGGGCTCC